CGACCTTTTCGCTGTTCAGTACGCACGGGAAGTTGTATGGAACCTTTGTCGGTGTCACTGAGGGTGCCGACATGGCCGACATTAGCGGAACAGGCACGTTGAGCGTGTCGTAAGCATGTTAGAAAGGAGCCCGTCAAGGGGTTTAGAACCGATGTCCAAGGAGAGACTGATGAGAGCGTTCATGATTCTGATGGTTGGCTTGAGCCTCATGCTGACTTCGTGCAGCGAACAGAAAGCACCCGCAGCGCCCGCAGCCGAGGCGACCCGCTTTGACAAGATCGTCATGCACCTTGGCGAGTGCAAGAAAGAGCCAGCCTGCAAGGCAAAGCTCACTGCACCGGGGTCGTTGCTCATGGGCTGCGCTTGGTGGCAGACAGCCTATTGCAGCGCAGCGACCGCTGCCGCTGCCACCGCTTGTGTGGTGACCGAGGGCGAGGCGTGCCTGCCAGCGATTGAACTGGTCAAGAGCATGGGGTGCTGTGATTGTCTGCCCGCCGGGTTCACGCGGGACATGTGCAAAGACCTCCCCTAGTTTGCTTGAAGTAGTGCGTCGGCACTGTAAAGGCTCAGATGGAACTTGAGTACCCTTCCAACGCTGCCGAATCTTTCCACGCCCCTGCCCGACCCGCCGGAAGAAGGATGAAGAAGAGACCCGGACCCAAGCACAAGCGACCGACCCCGCAGCGCGTTCTCTACACCCCAGACCGCTGCTGGCGGCACCGAGACTGCCCTCGAGACTGCCCCGACTGCCGCAAAGAGGCGCAGGAGGAGAAGAAGGTCTTCCACCTGTGGGACGCCCGCAGGGAGAAGCACGAGGGGGTGTGGTATGCCAAGTGTGCGGACCACGAGGCATGGGTCCCGCAAGGAGAGCCCTGCCCAGGCGAACGGCAGTCGCTGATCAAAACCATCAAGGTCTGGAACGGGATGGAGCGCAAGCGTGAAAGAGCGGCTCGACGAGATTAAGACCGCTTTCGACGGTCTCCAATTCCCCAACGATGCAGTCCGCAGCCTCGCCAATATGGCTGTGGAGAGGCTCGAAACAGCAGTCGAAGACAAGAAAACGAGGGCTGAAGAAGAGTGGTACGACCGCTGCATGAAGATCGCCATGTCGGCACCGTCCATCTCCCAGGGCGAGAGACACCAGAGAGTCGCTGCTCTGGCAGCGAGGCGCAGAAAACGGGGCACGGAGTGAAGCAAGACATCTTTGAAGAGATCGTCGAAGAGGCTGTGGCAGACGAACTGTCAGTCCTGTCAGATACCGAGTTCGACGAGCAGTACATCCTCCAACTGGCAGAGGACTTCGTCTTCTTCTGCGAGCAGGAGGTCAAGATCGTCGATGCAGACTCCAACGTCATCCCGTTTGTACTCAACCCGCCGCAAGTCCGAGCCACCAGGCACGCCCTGCGCGAGCTCCTCGCAGGCAGACCGCTGCTGATGGTCATCCTCAAACTGCGCCAGGAGGCCGGATTCTCCACCTGGGTTGCCGCTCTCCTGTCTTGGTTGACCATCTTCATGGACAACTACCGGGCCATGGTCATCAGCCACGATGACGACTCCACCGACACCCTGCTTGAGAAGTACACCTTCATGTACTCCAAGATGTCCCCGGACGTGCGCCCGGAGGTGGACCGCTCGGCCCGGAAGCTCGGAGTCCACTACAAGAACGGGTCCTTTGTCCGCATCGCAACCGCCGGCACCTCGGCAGTCGCCGCCAAGAAGGGGCGATCCAAGACCCTGCAAGCCGTCCACTTCTCGGAGGTGGCGTTCTACGCAGCCCCAAAGAAGCTGGTGACAGCTGTTAAATCGGCCATGGGCGCCCGCCTCGGACCCTGGCGCATCATCATCCTTGAATCCTCCCCCTGCGGCAAAGGCGGGTACTTCTACGACGAGTACATGCGTGCGAAGAACGGGGAGAGCGAGTTCAAGGCTTGGTTTGTGCCCTGGCATGCGGTGCCCAAGAACACCATCAAGCCGGCTCCGACAGTTCTGGGGCATTGGCGGAAGTGGCGCAAGCACGGCAGGGCTTCAGACAGGGAAGCCGGCGGGTTCCTTGAGGACAGCAGCAACCGGATCGAGACCTACGACCTGTCCTGCGGGCAATGGCTGTGGTGGTGCTACTGCTACCGGAACGTCTGCGACGGTGACGAAGAGCGCATGCTCCAAGAGTACCCCGACGACGATGTGTCCTGCTTCCTCGCCAGCGGGCGCCAGGTCTTCGCAGCCAAGTTCCTCGCAGCCCAGAACAAGCACCTGTTCCCATCGACCAGGTTCGACCTGTCCGACAAAGGACCGACCATCTTCAAGACCGAGACCGAGGTGGGGCAGTTTGAGGGTTGGCTCGATCCAGAAGAGGGCACCCGCTATATAATAACTGCGGACATCTGCGGCGGCGGGACCGGCGACGACTTCAGTGTTATCACCGCTTGGGCGCGGCGCGGCAGGGCGATCGAGCAATGCGCCGCCTACATCGGCAAGCCAGACCCAGATGAAGTGGGTGTCCTGATGGACATCCTGGGTCGCTTCTACAACAACGCCATCGTCTGCCCGGAGTCCAACACCTACGGCAAGACCACGCTCAAGGAACTCCGCAAACTCAGTTACCCCAACATCTACCGGGAACTGGAGTGGAGCCGCGCTGAAGGCAAGTTGATCAGGAACAAGCTGGGCTGGGAGACCACCGCAAAGACCCGTCCGATGCTGGTCTCGGCGGCCCGCAAAGCCCTGCGGTCGGACTCCACCTCGGTGATCATCCACGACGACAAGCTGGTGACGCAACTCTCCAACTTTGTCTGGGTGGATGGCATGCGGTGCGAGGCGCAGCCAGGCGAGAACGACGACTACGTCTTCTCCTTCATGATCGCATGCGCCCTGCACGATGAGCACTACGATCTGGACTTGCTCTACAACGACGAGAAGCCACGGGAGGAGGGTGCCCCTCCCAAGTGGAGCACGGTATCGGAATTGGTGGATGAAGACTCCGACGAGCACTCGGATGTGGAGTCAGAGTTGCTCGAACTTGGGTTCTTTTCCTCACCCTGACGGCACCCTTTTGGAGTTAGAACATGGACCCTTTTCACATTGCCCTTGGCATTTGCGTTTTCCTTGTGTACGCTGCCGGGCGGAGAGCTCTCTCGACACAGGCTCGCCAGGCTGAAGCGGAACGTCGCGAATGGATTGAAGAAAGGGCAGGTCTCATGAAGCAGGTGGTCAAGGTTGCTCTGTCGAAGACGGTGGGCGAGTACATGTCTGCTGAGGACACGACACCTTGTCGGACCTGGGAAGGGGACGGTTTGCACCCGGACTTGGACCCGAATGACTTCCCAGAAGTCGTCGTTGAGCAGGGGTAACCGTGCCAAATCCACCCCCCCGTTATCCAACTCAAGCGGAACTGAATGCGATGACCCCGGAGGCGCGAAGGGCATCGCTTGCAATGATGCAATCGTCTTGGGTTCAGCCTGGTTCTCAAGTTCCTGCCGGCGGGCAGCCACCTCCCGGCTACTGGACGGGTGGGGTTGTGCAGGCTGGCGGCCCGAGCAGCGTTGGACGCATGAACCGGGGGAATCCTTGGGTTTCCACGCAGGGCGCGGGCGTCGTCCCTGGTAATTTTGGCAACCCTCGGGGTGTGACGTATACGGGACAGGCGGAGGGGCCGGAGGTTACGACACTGGGGGTTAGTTCCTTTCCTGCTGTAGGTTTCACCGGCAAAGGCTCGGAGTATATGGACAGTTCGGATTGGCATGATACCAGCCTTTCTCCGCCGGAGGGGCCGTCGCCGGAGGGGTACGGTTCTGGACTTGACCCTAGAGTCGCCGCTGGGCTGGCTCGCCGGCAAACCCCGTCGCCCGCCCCCGGACCCGCACCCGCCTCCGCACCGTCCATGATGTCTCGTCCAGTACCACTAGGCAAGCCTGTGGAGGGATACGGTGCCCGGACTGTTGGGCCTCAGTCTATGGAAAACCAGTCTGTTCCGGCACCAATGCCGCAGCAGCAAACCATGGCCGACCTGAAACCCACACCTACCACAGTCGCAGGTGCAGCAGCATCTGCCTCGCGCACCCTCTTGTCCAGGCGGAAAGGTGGAGCCGGCGGCAAAGGCAAGGCTGCCGTTGCCGGG